TTCCTGATGATGAATTACCCCTAACACCAATACCTCCACGACCAGCGGGGAGACCAAAGGGTTCATACGCAAAAAGAATGACCGATGTTGAAAAAAGAACATTCATCAACAACGCAGCAAGAGAAATATTAGAACACCACTTGTCTTATAGTGAGTTTGTGAAGTATTGTAAGGACAGCGCAAATATGTCTAAATCACAAGCGAACGAATATTGGGGTAAAGTATGGGTATTACTGAAGAAAAAGTTTGAACTTGAAAAAGACAAACTTGTATTGAAGCATACACAGAAATATTGGGACATATACGAACAAGCATTAATGTCTAATGACTATACAAACGCAAGACAAGCATTAAATGACCTTGCTAAATTACAAGGGTTGAATGAACCTGATAAAGTCCATATTACAGGAACATCAATAAAGTTGAACTTCGGCGAACCAAGTGAATAAAGAAATAGTAGTTCAAGGTTTCACCCCTACCATAAAACAGAAGGAGATTATTGATGCTTGTTTATCAAAGAACATCAAATACATAGTCGGTTGTTTTGGCAGACAATCGGGGAAATCATTTACTGCTATGAACTTATTACTCAAATGGGCTTTAGAAGATAATGGTTCCGTATCCATGTGGGTTTCACCAGTTTATTCTCAAGCAAAAAAAGTATTTACAGAATTAACAAATACAATCGCAGGAACAGGGCTTACCAAGTCAATCAATAAAAGCGAACTCACCATCACATTCATTAACGGGTCTGTAATGTATTTTAGGAGTGGTGAGAGAGAAGATACTTTGAGAGGTTATACTTTGACCTATCTTGTTATTGATGAGGCAGCATATATCAAAGATAATGTTTGGATGGAAGTATTAAGACCAACAGTATTGGTTCAAGGTAAGAAGGTATTATTCATATCTACACCAAAAGGAAAGAACTGGTTTCATCAAGTAGCATTACGAGGTATGAGTGATGAATACCCCACCTATAAAACATTCTTTGCTACATCATTTGATACACCATTTATCACACACGAAGAATTGGAAGAAGCGAAATTATCTTTACCAGAAACAATCTATAAACAGGAGATATTAGCAGAGTTCATAGATGATGGTGGTGAAGTATTCGGTTCATTAAAAAATAGTTGTGTATTGAATAATTACCCTGCTTATGACCCCACCAAAAAATATTATGCTGGTTTGGACTTTGGTCGTCAAAATGACTATACGGTTTTGACTATATTAAATGGGGATGGGGATATGGTTGATTTTTATAGGGAGAGACAAAAGAGTTGGGACATCATCATTAGTGAAGTTGTTGCTAAGTTAAGGAAATGGAGACCAGTATGTTTTGCCGAGGTTAATAGTATTGGTGATGTTTTATACGAACAGATTAAAAGACAATACCCCTCCGTTCAACCATTCATTACCAGTAATGATAGTAAGCAAAACCTGATTGAAGATTTGATTATGGGTATGAATGAGACCAAAATTAAACTAGCCTCACCAGACCTCAATACAGACCTATACAAAGAACTTTCTGTCTTTACATATGAATACTCACCCAAGTCAAGAAAAGTCAAGTACGGGTCTCCTAATGGGTTCCACGATGATACTGTAATATCACTAGCATTATCATATCATTCGTTCAAGAAAAAAGCAACATATGGAACTTATGTTGTTAGATAAAGTTATGAATAAAAAAAACAATAAAGATATTTTTATATGATGAAGTTTAACTACAAAAACAAACAATACCAGATTGATGAACCCACAGTTGAAATGTGGTCTAAACTTGTATTATTACAAGAATGGACTGATGAGCGTGAGTTCTGTGTAAAGTTATTATCATTCACCACAGGATTAACAGAAGAAGAAATTGAGAATAGTGATTACTTGGAAGTAGTCAAAGTATCAAATGAGGTCTCAGCATTCCTAAATCAAAATGGGGACAAGTTCTATAATGAGTTTGAGTTCAACGATAAAAAATACAGATTTCTTGATTTACCAAATCTAACATTTGGTGAGTTTATAGATATTGATACATACCTCTCAAAAGAAGAACACGAAAAGAAAAGGGAGATGCCACTATTGATGGCGATGTTGTATAGGGAAATAGATGATAAAGGAAACTACAAACCTTACAACTCAAAAGAATTACAACTTAAAGCAGAGGAGTTCAAGAAACTCCCCGTCCGTTATGTTCGTGGTTCTACCAATTTTTTTTTTCATTTAGACAAAACCTTGCGAGGCAATTTTCAGGGCTCTTTCGGCCTCAAGTTGAAATTGATGGCAAAGATGATTTGGATACTCGTGAAGTTCATTCCTTTGATAAGTTTTGGGGTTGGTTCGCTACTCTTGTTTCCTTGGCGAACGAGGATATTACAAAAGTTGAAGAAATTACTAAATATCCGTTAGTGTTTGTTCTCAACTATTTATCATATATGAAGGATATAAACGACATCAGGAGACGAGAGGCTCAAAAGATACAACAACAAATGAAACAAAGATAATATGGCAAATGCGGTAGGATACTATAATTTTAAGAAGATAATGGACTTGCTAAGACAATTAGCAGATTATCACGAACAAATACAATCTTGGGGATTTGGTGATGTGGAACAACTAATCTATCAAACTGAAATGAGATTGAAACAGGACAACGTACAAATCAATCAAGCCCCATTCTATCCTGCTATGTGGGTTATACCTAACTCAGCAAAAACAGATGGTAGAGAAACTACTTATGATTTTAGCATTTTGATTATGGATATACAGAATGTTAAAAACTTTGATAATGAGTTAGACACATATAGCGACACATTAGATATTCTCAAAGATGTTATAGCACAACTAAAATACGCAACAGGAATGGAATGTTATTGTAATCTTGACCTTGATTATCCAATAGATATGACCCCATTTGGTGAGGCATATGATGACTATGTAAATGGTTGGACTGGTAATATAAGATTGAGAGTTCCTGACGCAATAAACAGATGTATCGCACCTTATGCGGCATTCCCCCCTTGTGATAATAATAGTGATGGAAGAAGCGAGTAAATATCAATACTATTCATTTCAACAAATACCACAACCGAACTTTGATGCGGCTATGGCTGAACTTGCTAATATGTTTGAGAAATCACTTAAAGAAAATCTAGCAAAACCATATCCTTACGCACCAGGATTTTTCGGTCAAAAATCATCAACAGGTAAAAGAAATATGAGACAGAAAACTGGTTCATTATACAACTCCATAAAAGTATCATTTGACCCTGAAACAAATAAAATGAAGATTAATATGTTGGATTATTGGAGATATGTTAATGATGGACGACAACCTGGTAAATATGTTCCATTAAAACCTTTGATGGCGTGGATGAGAGCAAAGGGTATGAATAGAGACCCAAAAGGTAGGTTCAAGAAGTTTAATATTAAGGGGGCAGCATTCGCAATATCTAAATCTATAAAAGAATATGGTATTCAACCTACTAATTTCTATGATGATAGTTTTGATACTTTGATTGACGCATTCAACAATCCTAATGGGCCTGTGGCAAAACTTGGTATTGACCTTCAAAAGTTCCTAACAACTATAATTCAAGAACCAATCAAATAATATGAGCGTAATAATAAATGTAGAACAATCACCACTAACCATTACACCGAGTAATGGGGAACATATCTACACTCTTTCATCAACAGGATATACATTACAAAACTTCAAGTTTGTAATAGATGTATATTTTAGACCTGATAGTATAAACTTTTCAGGAACCCCTCAGGCAACAGCAAGATTAAAGGTTCGTCCAAACTCTTATGGTAGGGCTATTGTTGAGTTGGAAGAAATAGTTAGAACATTCTTACAAGTTAATCCTCGTTTCTCGGGGACAACATATCCATACTTGAACTTTGTGGCAGAAGAAAACTCAATATTGACTATGAGTGATGCTAAGGACACAAGGACATTAAACGCATTTAATATCTATGGTGGTAATAACTTGAGTGCTACTGTTCCTGTTTTATGGCACGCAGAACAATACCAAATTAAAGTTGGTTGTGAGTATGAAGACCCAAGTATATCTGCTATTGTGATAGATATGGATTTGTTGGCATCTTACCAACCACCAGCAGTTAATATATTTCCTGGTGTTGATAATAAACTTATACCATCACCTTTTTTATCAGGTGCTACATTAGGGTCTGGTTATACACAATCCCCTAACTTTTTCCAAGTAGATAATCAGTCATGGTATTATTATGATTTGTTTAGACACATATATAAACCTGGTGAGGATATTACTTGTGGGCCTCGTGAGTTTCTAAATGCTGGTGGTAGGGAATACAAGACAATATCACAAGATGGTTTCGTATCACAAAGAGTTCGTAGAAGACAACATCATCCAGATTGTCCTATAATCATTTCATTCCTTGACGGACAGAATGACTATTTTAATAATCAAACGACAAGGGTAGTAGTTCGTGGGGCAGATTTTCAAGGACAAAATTATACTTATTCAGCCTATACGGCAAATAATTCCACAATCGTAAATAACTATGATATTTGGAAACAAGCGGTATTCTATATGCCGTGGAACATTACACAAACAGGAACTAATGTAATTCCACAAGACGCACAGAAATTATGTTTCTATCTAACATCTGGTAGTGATATGAACTTCTCAGCAAGAACAAGTGAAATACTTGAGTTTTATATGGAAGACCCTGATTGTATAAATAATCCAATACATCTTTTGTTTCTTAATGGAAGAGGTATGTGGGACACTTATACATTTGGTAAAAAATCTAGTAAGATATTTGAGGTTGATAGAAAACAATATAGACAAGAAAGTTCATTAGACAAATCTTGGTATTCAAGGGGAGCATATCAAAGGGGTACAACTATTTACGACCAAGATGCTACTTACACTATTGAATGTATGTCTAACTTTATGACTGATGAAGATACAGTTGTTGTGGAGGAGATATTCAACTCACCAGAGGTTTATGTTATAGAAGGAACAACAGAAAGAATTGACCCTTGCTCTCAACCAGATATAGAGGATTGCCAGTCCTGTCTTGATGAAATAAGACAATACCAATATCTATTACCTGTTGTGTTGGGGAATAAAGAACTCAAAAGGTTCCAAAGACAATATCAAAAAATATTTCAATACACTTTTGACTTGAAATATGCTAATGTAAAAAGATACAGAACACAAGGATAAAATATGGGATTACAAATTAGAACATATGTTGATGGAAACCAAAAGTTTATTGAACTTTATGGTAATGAAGAAATTGATATGGAGGTTTCCTTCGCAGAGATACAGGACATTACCAAAAAGAATAGTGCCTTCACAAAAGAGTTTAAGGTTCCTGGCTCAAAAAACAATAACTACATATTCAACTACTTTTTTGATATAAACCAAGTATTCACAGATTGGAACCCCAAGAAGAAGTTTGAGGCTGACCTAATATATGATGGTTATGAAATCTATAATGGATATGTTAGATTAAATAGTGTATCCATCAATAAAATTGAAAAGGTATATTCTATCACCTTCTATTCTGCTGTGGGAGACCTTGTGGCAAACATAGGAGATAAAGCCTTATGTAATATTGATACAACCCCATTAAACCATTCTCTTTATGATTTGAATGTAGCACAGAGTTTATTTTTTGATACATCATTACATAACCCATATTCATACAATCTTGCTAATCCAACCAGTCCTGCTACTATAACCCCAATCAATACAGGTAAAGTCCAATATATTTTAGGACAAAGGGGTTATGATTATACTGGTTCAACTTTTGGAGATATTAGAGACATAAATGTTGCTAATACACCTTTATTAGATTTTTCAGGGATTACAGGATTTTTTGATTTTTCAGGAACCCCGGTCATATCTTCGTATCTCATTCCTTCTGTTAGGACAAGAACATTATATGAACTTATAGTTAATCAGGCTGGTTATTATTTAGAGAGTGAGTTTTTTGATACTGATTATTTTGGAAGGTATTACATACCTTTATCATTCAATACCGAACAACCTTATATGGCACAAGCATCCCCATACAATTATGAATGGGTAAATCTATCGGGTGAAACAAACTCGTATGTGCGTCAAGTTGAAAATATTTCAACAGGGGTTTTAAGTACTGTAAATTGGTTCAAAACAAAAGATATAGTTGAGGAAAATCTCGGCATTAATCCACTTCAATATAGCGAGTATTCTGCGACAACATTATCACAGAATGAAATAGAAAACTATATGTTTGCTTTACCATTAAGCAACGGGCTTCCTTTTTCTTTTAAGGCAACAATTACAAGTGAAGCAACAGCAACCTATGGTGTTTTTCCATATCAATATGCTGGTGGAACATTTCAATTATGGAAATATAAACAGAATACATCACCATTATTGGCTGAACTAGTATTAGGCACCAATTTTATTGTAATAACAAATATGGCAGGAACTGTAAGTACATTTACTTTGACTGGCACAACCACATCAACAGGTTCAATTTATGGAACTGATTTATACTTTCTCACATATCAAAAAACACCAGGAATACCATTTATAGTCAAAGGGGCAACCTTTGAGATTACCTCATCACCTGTGGTCTTACCTTTTACAATAGAATTGTATAAGGAGATGTCTTGCGACCAGAAACAAATTGACTTTATCCAAAACATCAATAGGACATTTAATCTTGTTGTTGTGGAACATCCAATAAAACCAAAAACTCTTATAGTTGAACCTATGATTGATTATATTGGTAAAGGTGAAACTTTAGATTGGACTGATAAAGTAAATTATGATGCTACACAAAATCTGTATCCAACAACCAACATAATTAACGGAACAATATTTGCCGCAAATAAAGCCGACAAAGATTACATCAATACAGAATATACAAAGAGGTCAAATAAGATATTCGGTCAAAACACTATTGACCTAAATATAGATTATAAAAATCAAACAACAGACCTTACACAAACATTAGGACAGAATACTGACTATTACTTGAACGCAAGTGGTGATACGAATATTGCTTTACCATGTTATTTTATAACCAAAGAAGACAACAATAATGGTATATCTGTCTTTGAGTATAGACCATTCCGTTCAATACCAAGACAAACATTCAAGTCGGTTTCAATACCAACAGGAAATACTGAAAGTCGCCCATTCTTTTATAGATATGCGGGGACAAGTAATCCTTTTACTGTTATAGGATTAACAAGTATGGGAACATTTCTTAATTATAATCGCTTAACCACATATCCATTTGCTATAAAGGATTTCTCACATTATACAATCTATGATAGTAGTAATAACTTTACCACAGATGAGATTATTTATCCAACATTAGAAAACCAATATGATAGATATTATAGAGATTATATTGATGACTTGACTAGTGATGAGAATAAGATATATCAAGTTCAAATGTATCTAACGCCTTGGGAGGTTGCCAACTTATATTATAATGAAACTATTATTATCAAAAACGCAAAGTTCCGTATAAATAAGATTTCAGGATTATCATTATTAAGACCTGGTTTATGTAATGTTGAATTGGTTAAACTTACAAGAGATTATACCCCAAGTCCTATTTTATTTTATGATTTAATTTCTTGTGATGACCCTTGTGATGTAATCCATACACACACAGATATATTATATCCAATATGGGCTTTTGAAGACCAGTATGTGGATATTTACAAAGGCCCATTAGAAGAGGCACCCTTCAAGGTAGTTGAAAGATATAGAGTTATTAGAACTCAGTATAATGAGGCATATACATACGAAGTACCTTACTTTGATATTTACAGAACTCAAACATCAAGTTATTACACTTTTTGGGATTATGCTGTGTATAACTCTTGTGATGAGACAACACCATCATTTAAGTTAGAACCATTCAAGAATGAAATTATATCAGCATTCACCGGTAATTGTGTTTCCATGACTATCACAAATAACGACATTATACCTCAAACATTTACATTTAAGTATTGTGATGGGGTTGATGGTAGTTGGACGCTTGCTCCATCAAGTGCTATAACTCTTTGTGGTTTATATGAAAGTTTCAATACTGAAGGACTGACTTATTGTCTATCAGCATTTAGTGCTTGTACTAGTTGGACTCCATTACCAACACCAACACCAAGTAATACCCCAAATCTATCACCAAGTGCTACAAGGACGCCTACTCCTACGCCAACACCAACATCAACACCAAATCAACCAACACCAACACCGAGTGCTACTCCGTCAGTATTATGTAGAATAAACACAACTATAAACATAACTAATCCAGGTTGGGTGAGGTATAATTTATGTAATGGAACTCTTACTTGGCAGTATTTCGGTTCATTAGGAAGTAATACAATAACCACTTGTATTGAAGAAGGCAGCGTTGAACCAGGATTTCCTTATGCTGATTTGGCGGTATTTACAGTAATAACATCAGGAACACCTTGTTAAATAATATTTATAATAATGGCATTTAGATACACACCTACTCCAACTCCAAGTGTTAGTCCAACAATAAGTTTAACTCCGTCTATAACACCGAGTTATACTCCAAGTTCTACTGCTTGTCCTGGTACTTCTCCTACGCCGACACAAACACCAACAAATACACCAACTCAAACACAAACTATTCAAGCAACACAGACCAATACTCCAACGAATACTGCCACACCTACGATTACTCCAACACAAACTAATACTCCATCACCTTTACCTTGTAGTTTGATAATATACTTTGATGTATCTAAATCACCTGGCACACAAGGTTGGGATACTTCTAATGAGGCTTGTAATGGAACTGGAACACCATTAACAGTATATTTCTCTAATGCTGGTGGTTGTCCTCTAACATTCCAAGATGTATTTGATGATGGTAAAGTACTTTATACAAATGCTGGTTTAACTACTGTCCTTGCTGGTAATAGCAAGTATTATAAGAGTGTTTCAGCCCCTAATTCAGGTATTTCTATACAAGTAGATAATAGTGGGTTTATCTCCACATTAAGTCCTCCTTGTTAATTCTGTAAAAAAATGACTATCTTTAGATTAAGAGTATCACCCACTCCAAGTAATTCACCTACAATAACGTTGAGTAATACACCGAGTGGTACTGCGTGCCCTACTCCAACAAACACTCCAACACCGACAAATACTCCAACTAATACACAAACACCAACTAATACTCCTACAAATACACAAACACCTACCAATACTCCAACAAATACAACAACACCAACTAATACTACGACACAAACACCAACTAATACCACGACAGAAACTCCAACTAATACTCCTACCAATACTGCTACACAAACACCTACGAATACCGAAACGCCTACGAATACTCCTACGAATACTCCTACACAAACTGCGACTAATACTCCAACTAACACAGAAACGCCTACAAATACGCCTACAAATACTTCTACACAAACACCAACTAATACACAAACTGCGACACAAACACCAACTAATACCACAACACAAACTGCGACTAACACTCCAACTAACACAGAAACGCCTACAAATACTCCTACCAATACTCCAACAGGAACGCCTACTAATACTCCAACTAACACAGAAACTCCAACACAAACTGCGACTAACACTCCAACTAATACTGCTACACAAACACCTACTAACACAGAAACTCCAACAGGTACTCCTACAAATACGCCTACTAATACTGCTACACAAACACCGACAAATACTGAAACACCTACAAACACACCAACTAATACAGCCACGAATACACCTACAAACACAGCAACCAATACTGAAACTCCTACGAATACTCCAACTAATACTGCCACAAATACTCCAACTAATACAAGTACCAATACAAGTACTCCTACAAATACACCAACTAATACTGCGACAAACACCCCTACAAACACAAGTACAAACACAAGTACTCCTACTAATACACCAACAAATACAAGTACGAATACTCCAACTAATACTCCAACTAATACAAGTACTCCTACGAACACAGCAACTCCTACTAATACACCAACATCAAGTCCAATATCAAGTGGTGATACAGACGCAAATGCTTACCTTGAAGCAGTCGTCTCTGCTGGTGGAACAGGTATTACAGCAACAGTATCTGCGGCAACACAGACATTATTTACCACATTAAAATCTTGTAATGTTTATGCCAAGTTGGATGCTCTATATCCATTCTTGGGTGGTACTGCGGCATCTGCTAAATGGAATGCTAAAAATCCTGTTGATACTAACGCAGCATTTAGATTAGTATTCGGTGGTGGAGTAGTATTTTCTCAAGAAAGAGGGATTAAAGGTGATGGTATAAACGCTAATGCTGATACATTCTGGGTTGAAAGCGCACAAACTCCGACATCAGCAAATACAACAATAGGATATTTCATATCTCAAACGGGTACTACTGGATTTGAGATTGGAGCACAATATCTTTCAGGATGGTTAGTTATTCAATCATCAAATGGTACAAATACAAGAGGTTCAATTCAGACAGGTTCTCTAAACACCTTAACTGGTACAACAACCACACAAGCAAGAAACTTCTTCGCAATAACTAGAACAAATAATTCTCAAGTATCTTTTGTTAGAGCAGGTGGAGGAGTACAAACAATAACACAAAATACAACTATTGGTAGGTCTGGTACATCAGTTGGTATTCTTCAAGCGAATGGATTTGGTGGTTATACTAACAGAGGTTTAGGTTCAGCATTCTTGGGTGATGGATTAACCACTACTGAACTAGCATGTTTAAGAGACGCAATAACAACATTCAATACAACATTAGGTAGAAATGTTGTAGAACCAGGAACTACCCCAACACCGACGGCAACTCCAACTCAAACTCCATCTAATACACCAACAAATAGTCAAACATCAACACCTACACAAACACCTACCAATACTCCAACAAATACAACAACTAATACATCAACACCTACTAATACACCAACCAATACTCAAACTGGTACATCAGTAGCACCATCACCATCACCAACACAGACACCATCACCAACAAGTAATCCATATTGTTATACAATAATATCGGAGCAAAGTGCTCCTGGAGAATGTGTTGATTGTCCTGGTAATTTCTTCAGTACAACAGATACGTTTATAAGGTTCTTTAATACTTGTAGTGGAACTACAATAGCGGCTCCATTTGATATGAATGTTATAGCACATTATAGCGATAGTTCAACAGGAAGTACATTTATATCGGCAGGTACGACTGGTAATGTACTTATTGCTACAAGTGATGTGGAATGTGCCCCACTACCTTCTTGTGGTGAAATCGCAAGTCCAACATTTGACTTCCTTACTATATCAGGTGGAACTATTAATGAGTGTTGTACCTAACTCATTTTAAGACCCAATATAACCGAATAAAACAAATATGATATTTCATACTATGATACAAGAGAAAGTCCAAGAGAACGAACCTAATGAGTTGATAGACCCTATTGGTGATTTGAGAAGGTCATTAAATGTTGAACTTCCAAAAAGAGACAAGTTCCATAAATGGTATTCGCAGTTAAAGAACTTACCAGAGTTTTTTGAGATTGCTAAAAATAGAATTAATAGATAATGGCACAACCACAAACATTACAGGTTAGAATTGATGCTGCGATTAACGCTGAAGGTACATTAAAAAGCCTTCGTGAGTTAAAGAAATTACAAAAAGAAACTGTCGCAGGTAGTGCTGAGTTCAAACGAATACAGGAACGTATCAACGATATTGGTGATGCTACAAAAACCGCAAGAGGACAAAGTGAAGATTGGATTGATAGTTTAGCAGGAGCACCTGGTATTGTCGGGAAATTAGGTAGAGGTTTAGACACCATAACATCTTCAACAAATAAGTTCGGTTTAGCACTCAAGGCTACTGGTATTGGATTAGTAGTTTCATTAGTAGGACTTTTGGTTAATGCCTTCACGCAGAATGAAAAAGCGATGAAGAAGTTGGAGCCTGTTATGATTGCCTTTGAGCAAATCTTGGGGGGTATTTTTACTGCTTTAGAACCAGTTTTTGACCTTTTAATTGATTTAGTAGTTCAAGCATTACCATATGTTATTAAAGGTATTGGTATGCTTTATTCCACTCTATATGGTTTATTTACCATGATTAAAGATGTGGGTGTTGGAGCAGGAAAACTTCTTATTGGTATATTCACGATGGATACAGCCCTTATTGATGAGGGTATGAAGCAACTAACAGGTTCAATAACTGCTGGTGTTGATGCTGGTTTGGAGGCTTATGGTAGATATGAAGAAGGAACAAAGGAAACTACCGAAACACAAAAGAAGAACTTAGAAGAAGCCGCTGAAGCACATGCCAAATATTTGGAAAAAACAAAGGCGAATTACGAACAACAAGAAAAGTTAAGACAGGCTGACCTTGATAAGGCTAAATCTATTGCTTTATCCAACGCTAAGACAGAACAAGATAGATTTAATATTGAGAAGAAATATGCTGAAGATACATATAAGTCAAAGAAATTATTATTAGAACAGACACAAGCATTATATCCAAAAAACTCAAAAGAGTATAAGGATTATGTGGCATCACTTACAGCACTTGATGCTGATTATCTAAACAAACAGACAGAGTTTGCCAACAAACAAAAAGAACTTGATACAAAGGCGTTTCAGGATAGGGTAAAGTCAAAACAACAAGAGAACAAACAAATTATAGATGACCTCACAATCACTTATAATTTAGTTAAAGATTTATCCAACGAAAACTCAGTTGAGGCAAGAAAGGTTCAAGATGAGATTTTTGCGACACAAAAGAAAACTATAAGTGATGAACTTGCTTTATATGAAGAAAGAAAAAAACAAGTTGGAACACTAACAGAAGATGAGGCACAGAGAGTTAAGGAACTTGAACTACAACAAAGACAACTCACCGCTACTATCCAAATTGAGAACAACAAGAGATTTAGAAGTGATTTAGACAGAGCACTAAAAACTGCTGAAGAAAACAAAAAGGTTCAAGACCAACAGTTCCAAGATAATATGAAGGCTGCTGAAGGGGACTTACAACTTCAACAACAACTACTTGATGAAAAGAGAAGATTAGACGACATATATTATACCGAACAACTTGCTCGTGAAGGATTGAATGCCGAACAAATCAAGGCAATCAGGGACAAACAAACTGCTGATTTAAGGGCTAATGCTGAAACTCAAATAACAATAGAACAAAAGAGGTTTCAGGCTCAACAAGCATTATTACAAGCAACAGCATCAGCATTAAACGCATTAGGGGATATTCTCGGTAAAAATACAAAAGAAGGTAAGGCACTCGCAATAGCCGCATCTTTAATCAATACTTATGCTGCCATAGCAGGTCAGTTGAACGCATTTGCTGATGTTCCAATACCCGCTTATGCGATAGTTCAAGCAATAGCCACAGGATTAGTTGGTTTCAAAGCAGTTAGTGATATTGTTAAGACACCTATTCCTGGTGCTGGTGGGGGCGGTGGTGGTAATGGAGGTTCATCTGGTTCGGGTACATCAGTTCCAAAACCAAGAGGAATGGCAACTGGTGGGTTGGTTCAAGGAATAGGAGGCCCCAAAAGTGATTTAATACCTGCGATGTTGAGTAATGGTGAGAGTGTAATAAACGCACAATCTACAGCGATGTTTAGACCACTATTATCTTCTATAAACTCTATTGGTGGAGGTAAGAGATTTGCTGATGGAGGACTTGCGATAGGTTCATTCTCACAAGACCAAGCATTATCACAATTACAGGATACTTTATCTATAAATCAAGCACCAATCAAAACTTATGTAGTTGCGAGTGATATGACTAATCAACAAATGATGGATAGAAACATCAAAACTCGTTCAACAATATAAAAAATTGAACTTTATAAAAAAATTGATATTTAATATTATATGACCCCTAAAATTATTGAACTTATAATTCAGGAAGGAGACAACGAAGCGGGTCTTGATGGTATTGCGTTGGTAGAAATGCCGGCACACGAAGCAAACTTTGAATACTTTAATCAAGAGGAACAATCACCTTGTGAGGACGGCAAATGTTCTCATTATATTCTTGCTGAGGAAAAAATACCACAAGTAATACAGATGTTTCATGCTTATGGAGAACCACAAGGTTTCCTTGAAAAAGAAGGTTGGGAGATTACATCTGTTAAGTCAGTTGGAAAACAAGATTTCCAAATTATCAGTAATCCTAATTTACCATCAGCACAAGATACTCCTGATGTAAGATTTAGATATAAGTATGTTGGGCCGAAAGATGAACTCAATAGAACCTTCTGTGCTGAAATGATGGCTGCTCGTAGAGTGTTTAGAATTGAAGACATTATGGAAATGAGTAATCGTTCTGTAAATGAGGTTGGGCCTGATGGTTATGATATTTTTACTTGGAGAGGGTCATATAATTGTCGTCATAGATGGGTTCAACTTATGTATGAAAGACAGGGTAGAATTATCAATAATGATAAAATTACCACAGGAGTAGAAGATGAGGACGATATGCCAGGACCGGATACAAGAACAACCGCAACAATAGAAGCGGGTAATACTCCACCAAGAGTAGGGTTCGCAGCATCAAATCCTGATGTAAGTGCTTTATCGCCTTATGTAGAACAAATATCAAAACCAAAGAAAAGACCAGTCCTTGCTTCATTACCTTTATTTGAGAAACAAGAAGACGCTGAAGCAATTGCTATGTTGATTGGTTGTGAGGGTTCGCATCCCCACGAATATGGTGGTAAAACTTTGTATATGCCTTGTAAGACACATCCAAAGGAAGACACAAGTTATGAGACAGATGAAGATGAAGACCCTGATGATGTAGGTGGAAGTGATAATCCTATGATGAATTATGGGGCAATACTTGAAGAGTTTGCTGAAATAGGCCCAAGAGGTGGTATTAATAAAAGTGATAAAGCCCCAAAGAGTGATACACCAAACAAAGACCCAAAAGGAGAAGGAACTGCTAAAGGTGATGCTTCAGGTAAAAGAGGAGCAAAAGTATCTGCCGAACAAGAAAAAACATTACAACAAAAGGTTGATGACTTCAACGAAAAAGAAAGTAATACCAAGAATGGTCGTGCTACTTTAGGGGCATTAAAATCAGTATTCCAAAGAGGATTAGGAGCCTTTAATGTTTCACACTCACCAAAGGTAAAGTCAGCAGAACAGTGGGCTTATGCTCGTGTAAATGCGTTTCTGTATATGTTAAAGACAGGAAGACCTGAGAACTCAAAATATACAGGTGATAATGATTTATTGCCAAAGGAACATCCAAAATATGTAAAACAATCAATAGAAGATTTTGCGGCATATAACGACTATCCTACTTCAGCAAAAAATAACGCTTGTAAGGTAATCAAGTGGAAAGAAGAATATGGAGACGAAGTTGATGGAATGACCCAAATAGGTTGGATTAGAGCAAACCAACTATGTAAAGGTGAAAACATTAGTGAAGAAACAATAGCCAGAATGTCTGGTTTCCAAAGACATCAAAAAAATAGTGAAGTAGCACCAGAATACAAAGATACGCCTTGGAAAGACAGAGGTTATGTTGCTTGGTTAGGATGGGGTGGAACAACAGGAATAAATTGGGCGGCAGACAAATTAAAATCTATACGAAATGAGATGAGTTTTTCTGTATTTAGTATGGAGGAAAAAATGGTTGTTGGCCCTGCGATGGTTCCTGATAAAATGATTATTAGGAGAAATGAAATAACTGGTGAAATCTATTATGTATATTTCACGGCTGAAACTATAAAGAAACTTCAACAGAAGTTTATGTTGGAAAAGTTATTAGACAAGACAAATGTAGAACACGGAAGAAGATTTTTGAATGGAGTATCTGTGGTTGAGAGTTGGATTGTTGATGACCCAGCAAAAGATAAACAACAAGTTTTCGGTATGGATTATCCAAAAGGGACTTGGATGGTTTCTATGAAGATTGACGACGACACTATTTGGCAAAAAGTCAAAGAAGGTAAATTAAATGGTTTTTCCGTTCAAGGTTATTTTCTTGAAAGAGCAAAGTTTAGTGCCGACAACAATAAAATACTTAAAGAAATCAAAGATATTCTAAAAAAAATTATATGAAATACCAAGATGCTATACGCAGAATAAACAAGTTGCTAGGTTTGAATAAGTTTAATTCTTACAAAATCAAAGAAAATGGCAACGAAATTATCACCGAAGGTGATTTGGCTGTTGGAGAACCTATTTATATTATAAATAAAGACGGGCAAATACCAGCACCTGATGGTGAGTTTGAGTTGGACGATACAACTAAAATAACGATTAAGGACGGACTAGTCCAAAAAATAAATTATGAAAATATGGAACAAACACAAAACTTCGTAGAAGCGATGCTAAAGGATGGAACGTTAGTTAAATCCCCAACATTTGATGTAGGTGAAGAAGTTAAGGTAGTAAGTCCTGATGGAAAAGAACAATTAGCACCAGATGGTGAGCATGAGTTGAAACTCAAAGATACTGAAGGTAAAGAAGTTCTAATCAAGATTAAAACCAAAGACGGAAAAATTACTGAAAGAGAGAATGTTGAACTTCCTGAACCAGAAATGGAAGAAGTAGAGGAAGAAATGGGTATGACTACTCCAGGTCTATCACAAGGAAACGACAATATGGAAGGTTTCAAGAAGGAACTAATGGCTGTATTAGGAGAAATCAAAGATAAAATTGATAGTATCGTAGCAGACCAAGAGGAAATGAAAAAGAAGGTCTCCAAGTTTGCGAAGGAACCCGCAGGAGAACCTATAAGAATGGGTAAAAATCAAATCCAAACTGAACTAAACCAGGCGAAAGATGATTACATATCTCAACTTGTTAGTATTAGACAAGGTTTCCACAAAAAATAAATTAAACAAATAAAATAACTAAAGTTATGGCAAACAAAAAGTATGACTTTTCATTCAATTTGTCTTCATTATCAACTTACACAGATGAAGTTGGTGGAGAATTGATTAGAAGAGCAATTTTGGAAAGTGAGACAATCAAGTTGATTAAAGTTCAACCAGGTGTAAAAGGCTCACAGGCGATAAATCTATTAAATAGTGATTTATACGTTCAAGACGGAACTTGCGGATGGACTCCGTCAGGTCAAACAATCTACACACAGAGAGATATTACTGTGTGCCAATATAAAATCAACGAGACACTTTGTCCGGCTGATTTGAATAATTACTGGTTAGGTCAGTTATTGACTCCAGGTTCAACACCAGAGACAGTTCCTTTTGAGCAGCAAATAAGTGAATTGAAAACAGCGCAGATTTCTCAATATGTAGAAAACACTATTTGGGGTGCTTCTTCAGGAACAACTTGCTTCTCAGGATTGAAGCAATTAGTAGCACAACAAGGAACAGGAACCACAACGGTGACCGGTGGAATTGTGGTGACCGGGCAAACACCAATCGCTTCAACAACAGCATTATCACAAGTTGATGCTCTTATTGAAAAAATCCCTGATGATGTTGTAAATAGAACTGACTGGGTTGTGTTTATGTCTCACGCAAACTACAGAAAGTATCTAATCAACTACAGAACTGCTAACTACTACCACTTCAACCCTGAAGGGTCTTATGAGGAGTTCAAAACATTCCATCCAGCAACTAACATCTTGGTTCATCCAGTTGGAGGTTTGTTGAACTCAAATCTTGTTATGTTGGTTCCTGCGGGCTACGTTGTCGCTGGTGTTGATTTAATGAGTGATATGGATAATCTTAAAATGTTCTATTCTGTTGATTTTGATGAGGTTAGATTAAGAGCAAACTTCAAAATTGGAGTTCAAATTGCTTGGCCTAACTTTGTAATTACAAACGGATTAACCTAAAATAAACCGACTTGAAAAGTCAAAAAATTAAAAAACAAAAGTTATGAGTTTTTCATCTTGTTTTGTATCATCTTCTGTCTGTAAAGGATGTCGTGATGCGGTTGGTGGTGTTAAAAATGTATATGTAATCGCAGGTTGCGTGACCGGTACAACTGAAAACGCAGACCAAGAAATCCTTACAGTAGGTGCTACTGGTGGAACTGTATTCCAGTTCCAAGTTGAAAAAAATACATCAAACTTTGTTGAGACAATCCAAGCGAGTTTAGAAAATGGTACTGTGGTGTATAATCAAATAGTCAATTTGGTCTTTTTGAAATTACAACAATCCACGAGAAATCAAATCAAACTCTTGGCTCAAAATACCGATATGAAGGTATTTGTTGAGACGAATGAAGGTGATGTATTTTATTTAGGTGAAGATTTTGGTATGGCCCTACAAACGGGTACTGCTGAAACTGGAACCGCTTTTGCGGACAGGTATGGCTATACTGTTGTCCTTGAGGGATTTGAGAAGGAACCGGCTAAGAAATTGGCTAATTCTCTATCATCTACTCTTGTAGGATTAAGTGTAGTATCTTGTGCTTGCTAAAAATCATAATAGGGGGGGACTTTTTCCCCCCTTATTTTAGCCACTTCTAATTATATGGGTAATAGAATAGAAAAAAGAGTATGGGGTGTATTAGGGAAACAACAAACCTTTTATTCGCCTCAAAAGCAAGTTGAAGGAAAAATAAAAACTCCATTAAATGCTAATGCTTTTGATAGTTGGGACATCAAGCGTTCAAGATTTAGACGTGTTGATGGATATGATGTTTCTATTCAACAAGGTGGAACAGTTATAGGACAAACAACTCCAAGTCCTGATGTGTCGCCCACGCCTACTCCAACTCCAAGTTCAACAGGGAACATAACACCAAGTGCTACTCCAACACAAACTAGCACATCTACTCCTACAACAACACAAACACCAACTAATACTTCCACTCCGACAAATACTCCAACTCCAAGTGGAACACCTGCTCCATTTAATCCGTCAGGTTTGACTAACTTACAACACTGGTATATTTCTACAAGTGGAGCATCAGTATCATCTTGGACTAACTATGGTTTGTTGGGTGGTTCAGTCAGTCAAAGCACAGGTTCTAGACAACCAAGTATAGATACTGAGACATTAGGAAGTTATACAGGTCAAAGTGTGTATTTCGCAGGCAGAGATAATATGAGTGGTACTTTTACAACTGCTGATTATTCATCATCAACTGTATTTGCTGTAATGAAAATATTTAATACAGATGCTAATGGATGGTCTATTGAAGTTCGTTCTTCTGGTAATACATCGTGGGATTGGCAATCAAGGAATACCGCATTAACGTCAATTGCTAGAAAGACGCCAGGTTCATCTGTATCTCCAACTAGATTAATTAGCCCATTATTACTTGCTACATCAGGACAGAGTAATTCATTCTTTACAGCATCATTTAATGATGTGATTGGTACAAGTGGTTCAACAGCATTTTCATTATCTAATGCTACAATATTAAACTTAGGTACAGACCCTGGTAATCCTTCTACTACTCAAATCAGTATGTTTGAGTTTATAGTTTATAATAGAGTTTTGACTACTATTGAATATGCGAATGTAATGTCTTACCTAAAAACAAAATATCAATATAATACTTGGTAATATGAATGAATACATAATTTTTATACAAGAACAAGATGCGATTGATTTAATAAACCAAATCAATATTTGTATGGGGTGGCCTAGTGATGGGACTATAACTTGGCAAGAAACTCCTGATTTAATGTGTGAGTTTGACTTAAACACAGGTCAAAAAATTGAAATAGGTTATGGGGTAATTATCAAGGACAGAATTGTAAATTGTCTCACAGAATTACAAAAAAGTGAAATATTAATTTTACCATCAAATATCAGCACTTGTGTGTATAATCCAGTTAATGAATAAAATATTAAAATGCTAGTAGGACTTTTAACAATAGAACAAAAAGATGAATTAGTTGGAGTTGAACTTCAACACGATTGGTATTTTAATCCAGTTCAAGATAATAATGATAATTGGATTATTTCAACAGAAGAGATGTATAATAATACCAATCCATCAGTTTCATGGGTAAAAGATTTACCTTTAATAGAATGGAATGAACCATACATACCTGGAGATATTTAATGAATATTTTATTTGTTTTAATAGACGATAAACTTGACGCACATTATATCATAAGCGAAAATGTTGATAATAAGAAAAAATGAGGTAAATAATATGATTGCGACTGTGTCTATGAATAAGACACTACCAAATCCCTATTATCTATTCTCATTTCAACATATCGCCTCAAAGGAAAGAATTAGTTTCTATCCTCAAGTCATAACCAGTAATATACGTTATGATAAGTTTAGGTTTGTTGAAGCACCGACAACAGTTCTTACTGGTACAACTCCACAAGTCAATTTTGAATATTTGGGTCAGTATTATTATTCTATCTATGAGAATATAACATCAGGTTCAACAAATATAGCACTTGCCTATAATGTATTAGAGAGTGGTAGAGCGTGGGTTATTGTTGGTAATGATAATACCCAAGATTGTTTCTTTGAACCTTATATTTCTAATGATGAGGACTTCGCACAGGTAATCTATGTAAGTGAGGAGGAACAAGAATGCCAACAACCTCCAAGTCCCACACCGAGTAATAGTCCAACCAATACTCCTACTTTAACACCCACACCTACTCCAACATCAACCTAATGTTTTTTGAGTATTGATAAAATGGAAACTTTAGATATTTATAAGTAATGGATAATAAAAACAAATACCATATGGGGATACAAGAGTTTAATGCTGCTTATGTCCCACAATTTCAGGAGGTAATTAAAAACAAGCCGTGGGTATTCTACGGGGACGACAACGCATTTCCAAATCACCTATTAACAAACTATCAATATTCTCCAATTACTCGTGCTTGTGCTAATGCTACTATGTATGGTGTTAAAGGTAAGAACCTTATTGTAAAAGAAGGAGACCCTAATGCTATTGGAATGGCAAATAGAAGTGAGACGCTTTATGAGGTCTATGAGAAATGTGTGGTTGATAGAATTATTTTTGGAGGATTTGCGTTAAATATTGTAAAATCTAATGATGGTGGTATTGCTGAAATCTACCATACTGACTTCTCAAAATTGAGAGCAGGTAAAGAAGATATGTTTGGTAATGTTGATACTTACTATTACTCTGTTGATTGGAGAGGAACACAAGTTAATCCTCAAAAATGGAAGCCTGCTGAAATACCAGCCTTTAATATGGTTGGTGAAGACAGCCCATCTCAAATATATTATGTGAAGAAGTATCAACCGATGATGTCGTATTATCCAACTCCTGATTGGATTGCTTCTTTGACTACAAGTCAATTAGATATTGAGATTAGAAACTTCCACTTGAATAACACTCAAAACTCTATGATGCCAAGTATGGCTGTTAGTTTTACAAATGGTGTTCCAAGTGAAGAAGAGAGAGATATTTTGATGCGTCAGTTAGAAGCCAAATATACCTCCACGAACAACGCAGGTAAGATTTTTTTATTCTTTAGTGAGAACCCTGAAACCGCACCTGTTATTTCCCCAATACCAAATAATGCGAGTGATGCTTGGTATTCTAATATGTCTCCACAAATAGACCAAACCATACTTACGGCTTGGGGTATAAGTTCCCCGATGCTTCTTGGCATAAAAACTTCGGGACAACTTGGGGGTAGAACAGAGATGATTGATGCCTATAATTTATTCCTTCAAACACGGATAATTCCCATTCAGGAGGATATGTTAAAGACATTTGAGAAACTCCTGTTCTTAAAAAATAAACAAACAATCAAATTGGGAATAGAACAAAACCAGATATTACCGGACGAGGTTCAAAACCAAATTGATATAGAAAAAGGAATATAAGAATGGCAACAGTTTTATTAATCAGCGAGACAAAATTAAAGGCGTTCTCAACTTTGAACCAAAACATAGATACGGCATTATTGACCTCAACTATCTATATGGCACAGGAGTTAGGATTACAAACCTTGATTGGAACAAAAGGTTATGATTATTATATGGAATTGGTGAAGTCAGTTCAATTATCAGGTGGGACACTTTCTCAAGCGGATAGTATAATGTTGAATGATTATATTGCTCCATATCTTATTCATAGAGCCTATTATGAGGCTATGCCAGAGGTATTCGCTAGACGAATGAATAAAGCCATAACTATTGGAAATACAGAACAAGGAACATCAATAGACATTAAAGGTATGTCTTATTTAAGAGAAATAGAACAAGGTAGATACGAGTTTTACGCTCAAAGGTTATTAGATAGAGTACAAGCATTTCCAAATGATTATCCCTGGTTTTATTCTTATACAAATAAAGATGGTATGCCATCATCATCTCAAACATATTT